GCCGCCCCCGAAATGGCTCGGGCGTGTCGCCGGCGCGTCGCTCTCGACCGGGATGGTTTCGCCCTTCAGGCTGCGCACGAGCAGTTCCTCGCCGGAGATCCAGTCGAACGCAAACCAGCGCGGGTCACGCCACTTCAATTGTGCGGGAAACCATTCTCGCCCAGAGGTATCCCACATTATCTCGGTGGCCGAAAATCCCTTCCCGATTGCGTCGAGCACGTCGAACAGCACGCTGTCGAGCTGCAAAGGCCCGTCGAGGATCATCTCGCGCACCATCGCCGCCGCCCGTTGATCGTCGGCCGAGCTGGACGCGGCACTGACGATAACGTCCAGTTGCGAAACCGCATTTTTGCGAGTCCCCAGCACTGCGAGATAGTGCAGATCCTTTTCTTCGATTTCCTCGGCAAGCTCCAGATACAGATACGGGTCTCCGAACTCGGCCTGCTGCAGGATTCCCGACAGCCGTTCCGGCGTGAGGCCAACTGACGGATGCATCACCGAATATATATTTCGCACCCCCGCCATCGTCGGCGCCGCCTGCTCCTCGCGCAACATTCCAGTATCAACTTCGCGCCCGTAAGCATCGTAGAGTGTCATTTGATTTCTCCAATCCGATTAGTGACTTCAACACACTTTCGTAGTCGCCTCGATCCTTCCTTGCCTCGCTCAAAAGCCGCGCATCCCCCGAACCTCAACCTCATCCTCCAGCGGCGGCGGCCCGAACGGATCCCGCCGGCCCTCGGACTCTTCGCGCTTTCCAATCCAGCGCGCTGTAATATATTCAACCCGCCCTTCATTCACGCGCGACGCATAAAACGCCAGCGCCGCCGCCATTGCGGAATCGCCATGCCGTCCCTTGCCGTCGCTGCCCGACCGCCGCTCGCCGATTTTCGCGATGCCTTGCTCGAGCACGATCGCGCGATGGTCCGCGAGCACGTCGGCGTCCTTCGGGATTTCGATCGTGCCGTCCTCGAACGCCGCCTTGTAGCGCGGCATGTTCTCGCGATACCACGACTCCGACAGCATCACTTGCACGACTCGCGATCCGTAGCGCTGCGAAGCGGTCTCGGCCAGGTATTGGCCGTTGCCCCGCGCGTCCATCGCACCGGTGGTGAAGCGCGGCAGGTTGTCCACGATATAGAACAGCACCTGCTCCTGGTTGCGGAAGGGGATGTTGCGGAGCTCGACCACGAACGGTGTTCGGCGAAGCAGGTCCTGCCCGATTTGCAGCGGCCAGATGACGGTCAGGTCTCCCGAGCGGCCGAAGTCTTCGCCGAAGAAACTCGCGCGCGACGGGTCGAGCGCCGCGAGCGCCGGCCCGATATTGTCTTCGCACCATGCCTGCGTTTCCGAATTGCGCACCGCTTCCGGCCGGCTCGAAAATTCCGACGGCATCTCCCAGCGCAGGATTGGAATCCCGGCTTTCATTCGCGCTTCGATCAACACCGAGCTCAGGTACGAGCCTGCCGACGCGCGCGGGATACAGAACAGCTCTTCGCCGACGTTATCGCCGTAGAAGTCGACAATCTGCTGGCGCCATTCGCGCTGCTTCTCCTCGCTCCATTGCGTTCCGGCCTGGTCGCAGATCTTTTTGTATAGTCCGTCGGCTAGTGCGTCGTCGAAAGTAGTACGATGAAGTGAGTATGGCCTCCGCCCTGCCCTTATCTCACTGACTAATTCATTGAAATCATTGTTGGCGCCGTTGTGAGTAGAGATTATCCGGACCATTCCGCCCCACATGGTAAAGGCGAGCGCCGCTTTCAGGAGGCCGGGCAGGTCTTCATGGAACGCGGCCTCGTCGATAACGGCGCATCCGTCCTTGCCGCGCAGATTCGAGGGCCGCGACGACAGCGCAACGATCTTGTGCCCCGAGGCGAAGCGAATCCGGTAGGCGAGGATTGCGCTGCGCTCGTCCTCGATCGCGATCTGCTCGACCGCTTCGGCCGCGCGATTGAACCGCCGCGCCCATCGCGCGGCGGCCTCGATAAACTCGAGCGCCATATCCTTGTTGTAGCCGATGTACCAGCCGTCCATCCCGGCCCGCCCCGCCGTGGCAGCGCTAAGCGCGCGGTCGGCAGCCTCAGTCCAGGTGATACCGATACGCCGCGACTTCTCACTGACCTTGACCTGCGACTGATCCGCAAGCCATCGCCGCTGATAGGGAAGTAGTATAGAAAGTGCTTCTTTCATTAGTGTACCAGCTATGCCGTCTGTCTCCTCTCCCTGTAATCCTGTGGCGTAGTATTCGGACCCTCACCTTCATCCTCTCCGATACAGGGAGAGGAGACAGAAGGGCTCCTGAAGAAGATTGTGAGCGATTGCTCACTGTTAGATTTCCATCAGGATTGATTTTATTTGGTTGGCTGCATCGGGGGTCAGGCCTTTGGTTTGGGCTTCTTCGACCTTTTTTTGGACGGCTGCTACTCCGGCGCGCGCGTGATCTGCGTATTTTTTGTGTTCGGTTTCTGCTTTGACCAGGCCGGAGACGCAGCGGGCGAGGGCTGCCACGTTTACGGCGGCTACGGTTGGAGAAGTGCGCAGCCTCTTGCTGGTTTCGCTTTGTTTGGCGACTACCAGGATTTCAAAGAGGCGGGTCTGGACGAGGCGCATGAGGGCGCCCTGCATCTGGACGTCGTCGTCCTTGAATTGCTCGCAGATTATTCGCGCCTGTTCGGTGGCGAGGCGGACGGAGTCGAGTTGGCGCTCGAAGTTGTGACGGTAGTCGTCGATGGCGCGTTGCGAGATCTCGAAGCCGTTGGCGTCGAGCCATTTTTTGAGTTGCCGCGAGGTATGCATCCGGCCCTCGTTGAGCAGGGTGTCGAGTTGATCCTTCAAGTCACGGGGCATCCTTTTGATCTTCCAGGTTTTTGGGGGAAGCGGGTCGTACGGCACGCGTTTTGGCTTGCCGGGCAACGGGCCTGTGTTCGGTTCTTTTTTTTCAGTCATCGCGGCGACTACCAGTACTTGTGGGGGCGGGCGATGCCTGCGGGGGAGGCATGGTTGTACTCGACCACGTCGACGCCGGCGGCGGTGAGTTTGGCGAACCAGATTTCGCCTTCTTCGCCTTCGAGCTCGAGCAGGCCGAGGTCGCGCAGGTAGGCGAGCTCGCGGCGCACGGTGATGAGCGACGGCGAGAGCTTGATGTCGGCGAGGACGCGCCAGATTATCTGCTCGGAGACGGCGATGGGGCGGCCGGCGTCGATGACGCGCATCATGCGCCAGCGGGCTTCCTCGCGTCTTTTTTGTTCGAGATCAATTCCTTCCGGCATACAGCCTCTTTACCTCTATGATTTCTCCGCGCATTTCGTCCCGCATCGAATCGAGCTTCGCGTCGAGGGTGCCGCCGAAGCGGATCCAGTCCTCGCGCCGGACGTACTCGAGCGGCAGATTTACGCGCAATTCGATCAGATTTTTTTCGAGCTGGTCAACGTGACTGGAGTCGCGCTGACGCTGGTCTTCGCGGCGTTTCAGCAGGAACTGAATCGTGCTCGCGTTAATCGCCAGGAAGGCGATGCACACAGCGGACCATCCGGCGACGCTGCCCCAGTCCATTCAGGTCGCTCCGTTGATGAACGCGGCGCACGGGCCGCGCGTCATCTGAATCAGGATGAGAATTTTGGGGTTCATTATTATTGATGTGCCGGTGTACCGAGTCCGATTGCGACCGACGCGGCGGCGCCAGCGTTGACCTGAATTTGCGAAGTTCCGGTGAGAGTGCCCGCCGTTACGGTCACCTGCGCGGCCTGGGTGACGGTCAGCTTGCCGGTCGCCTTGATGACGCATGAAGTCCCGTCGGCGCTGGGAGCCAGCGAGAGGGTTGCGTCCGGATCGGCGGCCGCCCATGCGGGAACGACGCCGGCCGGTGCGGGTGCGGGATTGCCCTCGTCGTCAACGTAAGATACGAGGGCGGTTACGACCTGGTCGTCGAGCAGAATAAATGATGTTGTAGCCAATTTCCTTACCTCAGTTCCCTTTTTTGCCCGGCATGCCGAGCGTGATGATCAGTTTGAAGGCCTTCGGTCGTCTCGCGGGCCACATACGCTTGAGCTCCATGAGCTTGCGTCTCTTTTCTTTTTTTTTGGTTCGCATCAGAATCCCGCGTTCTTTATTTTCCCATCTCTCTACTTTCCGATAATGAGAGCCTGGACACCGGCGCCGGCGCGATGCAGCTCGATTCCCGACGAGACCATCTGGCGCAGCGTGCTGATCGGGAGCTTGACCGTGTCGAGGCCCTCGGCGGCGATCGCGGCGACCGACATTGATTGGATATCCATCCAGGCGGCGTCGCCTTCGAGGTTGTCGCCCGGATGATCGGTCGCGTAGACGGCGACGGCGATGCCGATCTTCGATTTGATCGTCGAGTAGATCGAGGCGCTGAAAGCGGGCAGCGCGTTCAGCAGATTCGACGCAACCGCGACTTCGATATCAATCGACGGCGGGACGACCTTGACCGTGTTCGCGGGCAGCATCTTCAGCAGTTTCTGAATCTCGGGCGCCATCGCACGGATAATTACCGGCGCGGCCTTTT